CAACTAAAAAATCATGAGTACAAGTAGTGTAACTGTGTTGAGAACTTCCAGCCATAAGACCGAAAATAACCCCACGACAATTACCAGCATTATCAAAAGTAACCGCTACTGTATTAGGACTAGATAAGGTAGTAGGCGTGTTAAGACCGAATGAAGTGGACAATTGGTTAGCCTCAGCTCTGTAAAAGCCACTTGCTGTGTCTAAAGTTGTTGCTGTTTCTGCTACTATTACTGACATTTATTTACTTTCTATTAAAATATCTCTTACGCTATCTAGTACTTCGTTTATCTTATCTAGTTCTTTTATTTCCATAGAGTAGTCTACAATAGACCAGTTGTTTCTAGCCCATTCAAGTAACTCTTTATCATCTGGTAATGTACTTTCACTAATTCTCCCCTCTATATCTGCTTTTTGTAGTAATAGTTCTTTTACATCTACTACAGATGCTCTGTTATTGTCATAAGTGATGGTTTTACCATCTTTTGATTTAAATATTTCCATTATATTATCTCCACAGCTGAAATAGGTAATGTTGAAGCTACAGCCATATCGCTTCTTGTAAATGTTTGTCTGTATGTAACCCCACTAATTATTTCATCTACATATACAACTTCTCCTGCTGCATTATAAGATATGAGCATTGAACTGTTTTCACCATCAGTAGGTAATTGACTTCCAGCTATTAAACCTCCACTAGAGTCTACTTTTACACGCCTAGCTGTACTACCATCCTCTCCAAGTAGCATGGTTGCTAGTACATTATATTTATCATCCCTACTCTTTTTTAAAATCTCCTGCTCTGATTCTGATGTATATGATTTACTTTGTTGTACTGGATTAGCCATATATATTATCCTTTCCAACTAATTTCAAATTGTTCATAAACTTTACCCATTCTGATATTTTTCCAATTCTTATTTCTGTCGGTCCATTCTCACAATCTGTTGCTTTCTCTGCTTCTTTTATAAACTTCTTGAAGGTATCTTTACTATCTTCGTATTCACCTTCTTCTACTTTTTGTATATATGCGTTCTCTATATTCATAACCTCTTCATACATACCTAAATCCGGCTTATCATAAATTCCTTTAACATCAAAGAATTTTGCTGTATAAGGAAAACCTTGTAACTCTACATAATGAGATATTGGTGCTTCCACGTCTTTACCATCCGATACTGGTCTATCGGGATTTTTTGGTTCTGTTAATTCACTAATTGGAGCGGTTTGTTCCGCCTCCCCTGCCTGTCTGAAAGCACCTTCATCCATTACTTAACTTCCTCTGGCATATTCTCATATATAGGTGCATCTTTTGCGACTGCATCTTCTACAGGAACTACTGGAGTAGGTATTTGATATTTCTGTCCGTCTTTTCCGATGTATGTTCCCTTTTCCCCTATCTGCTCTTTGATTATATTTTCTACTTTTTTCTTTTTTGTAGCCATATTATCCTCCTAGAATTCATTGGGATTAGAGCTGAAATATTCTATAGCGTGCTTTAATTGAGACTCGCTCATTTTATCTGGGTCTTCTCTCATAGCACGGTATTCTGATACATTTCTTCTCTGATCATCAATTAACTTTTTACGCCTATCTTCTAAATCATGATCTCTGGTTTGTCTATACATTTTATTTATTAAGGCTTTTCCTCTTTCTTGGCTTATTAGACCTTTGCTCATGTCTTCTTCTATTTTCTGTATGTCGTAATCTCTTGTTGTCATAATTTATCTTGGTGAGGGGATCCGAAGACCCCCATCACTTAATTCACCAATCTTACGATTGATCAGTTGCTCCAGTCTTGATCTCAATGATCCAGTCTGAAACTAACTGTACTGGTACGAAGGACATAGCCCATCCTACTGTACTGAATCGATCAACAGGGTTATCTGTTGAGTTTGCTCCAGGAGTTTTAACGTAGACTTTTTGACTGTCTCCGTTTAAATCTGTTACACCGATTGCTTCCTTACCATGCACGAAGGTGTGAATTATATCTGCACTAGAAGATCCGCCATTTGCGGTTTCTTTCCAGTTTGTGGTTTCTAAGAATCTTACTCCGTGTAATCTTCCTAATTCACCTTTATATAAGTTTTCACCATCTTTGTATGAGTGAGCGTTTACCCATGTGGAATCGCCCATTAAGTCATACGATGCGTGAGGAGCTATTTTACCTAAGAAATAACCATCGCTATATCTCATAGCTTTGTTTACTTTCAAGGTTCTAACAGCTTTTCTAATTTCCGAAGAACTTAGAGTATCTGTAGTAGCTACTGCTGTTAAGGCTTTACCTGCTGCAATTTGTGAGGTACCTCCTACCAAAGCTTTTTCTCTAACCATTTGGTCTCTTGACTCTCCTGCGTTTTGAGCCATGACCTCTACTGCACCCTTCATCTTAGGATCAATAGCTGTTAGTTTTAATAGTTTAGAAATGGTTGAATAAGAACCAAATTCTGAGACTGTTCCACTAACGTTAGTTGCCGAAAGATTGACTGCTGATGGATTAGATCCTTCAGTAATCTGTGCTGTAATTATTGTTAAAGGTGTATATTTTTGAAAATATACGATTTTACCTTCACCTGATGGTAAAGGTCTACTTTGTGCGCCTTCTTCGTGTACTAGCCAGTTTTTGGCTGTACTTATAAATAGTTTATCGTAGTATGTCTGCATTAAAGCGGACATTCCTGTACTTGATGTAGTTGACATTTTATTTATTCACCCTCTTTCAATGTCGAGGATAGACTGTTAATTCATCTGGAAAGCTAGCTTCCATTTCTTCTAATGTCATGTCTGCCGGGTCTCTATTAACTCGTTTAATATTTCCTGATGGTCTTATCGCGCCCTGATTCTCTTGATTAACAAGATCTTGAACAGATACGGATTTTCCCTTATTTTCACCCTGTCTTCTTACTTTCATAACACTTTCAATAAATGGTTTTAGTTTCAAGTTAGGATTAGACTGCGAAGAGTTCTTATATAAAGTAACTATATCGTGAGTTAGATCTTCATCAAATTGCTCTGATCCTTTTCTAAGTTCCGGATACGTTTCCTCTAACGAACTTACATCTCTGTTAAAACTTTCCTTAAAACTTTGCTTCTTTTCAAAAGCACGAATTGCTTTTTCAGTTGCTCTGTTTTCTGCAATCTGTAGATCCTTTATATAGTCTCCTGTATAAGGAATCCCATCTGCCTGCAACTGCTCTAGCACGTCACCCGAAGCCCGCTTATCTTGTTGTGGATCTAGTCTGTCTTTAAGACTTTCTAGCTCCTTTTCTAGATCCTCAGTCTTCTTGGCTTTATTTGCCAATTCCTGAATTCTCTTCTGACCTCGATCTGATTTAACTAAATCGACACCATCTTCGTTTTCTGACTCAATAGATTCTGGCGATTCAGTAACTGGAGTTTCTTCTACAGCTTCCTGAACTTCCTGTTCCTCTAATTGAGGAGTTGGAGTTTGTTCTTCCATCTTTTCCTCCTAAAATAATAAAATACACGCCACTAATTACGAAGTGTGGAACAGACTGCTTTCCACTCCAGTTGAAAACTGGTAGAGGGAGCCAAAACAAAATGGGTTTGAGTCCAAGTCATCGAAAGGTTTGGCTCCCAATATCAATCATCACTTAAATAGATTGTAATATCGGTTGACCCTTCTCGTCAATACCGGTCAGTCTTTTATCAATTCCTATAAATATTCCATATTCTAGCTTTCCTGACGTGTTAACTATATATGGTCCTCTCTGTACCCACTCACCACTTAATGTGTTATCGAACTTTTCTACCTCTTCTAGCTTCTTCCATCCCTCTTTATTATGTTCACTTATCTTTCTGTTCTTCATCATATATGCCTTTTGCTTGATCTACTCTCTTTATCATATCCATTATTTCTCCTGATACAATATCAGCAACTAGGAATCTTAAACCTAATTCGCTAAGGTCTCTTCCCGATGCATCGTAGTCTCTCATAGACATAAGTTTATCTATTCTTGTTGTTGCCATCTCTTTAAAATCTTTCCATCCTTCTAATTCAGTCATCAATGCAAAATTCTGATCTCTTTTACTAAAAGATTTAGTATCTTTTTTGCTAGATTCTACTTCCTTTATAAATTTAAGAAAGTCTGTGTTCTTAGGTTCTATTATATTTGATTTCATCTCATTGGTCCTTGCTGTGGTTGCATCCCACCCTGTTGTTGTGGTTGCCCACCTTGTTGTGACACACCGCCTAAAAATTGATCCATTTCTTGTGATAACATTTTCTCTTGTTCTTGTGGTTGTGATAATACTTCTTCTCTATCTAATATAATCTTATCCCAGTCTGATACTCCTGCGCCAATAATTATTCTCTTAAACATTTCTGCCACGTCTAACTTCTTACCACTAGCTTCGAAAGCCTTTATTATAGGTGAAACTAACTCACCTGACTGTGGTTCTATCTGCGCTCCATTTAAAACTTGTCTTAAAAGTTGTGATAGACTCTCTATTTCAGCAGATTCATCTCTTCTACTCATAGATCCCTTGTCTATCTTGTATACATACTTACCTGTTATAACTTCTCTGTTGATTGTTATCTTTCCTGACTGCCCATCCTCGAAAATATCTATTAAATCAGGGAAATCTGTTACAATATCATCTATTTCTTCTTCAAAAAGTGTCATTACAAGTGCCGAAGGCATCTTTTTAGCTTCTAAATTAACGAATCTTTCCATTATCTGCGTTACTGTCTCCTCCATTTGCATTCTTTCCATTGAATCTCTGACTCCCTCTCTCTTAACTTGCATAGCAAGTGCTTGAGGTGTCTTTCCTAAAGTAGAATCTACACCAGCAGATATGTTTGTTTCGCTAGTTCCTTGTGAATTCTGTAAAGCACCTAATAAATATTGATAGGAAGCTACAAAAGTATCTAAACCTCTTGGTGATACCTGTGTTGCTTGTACATCTATGTTAGGTCTATCAACAAACCACTTGGTTCCCGGTCTCATTTTAATACTTGAAGGAGTTACACCATCTGTATTTATCTGTAATGGGGGGAATAAACTCATTTTTACACCATCGAAGTATAAATTTATCAATGAATCTAATGATTTCTGTAGTGTTTCACCTCTTTCGAACTCTCCCATGCCGAAAAAATCCTCTAAAACAGGAAAATTATACTTAGAAACAATAGGTAGCATGCCATTTTCATGAGGATTCTCTATAACTCTTATAATTTCGCCATGTTCCGGCAAAAATGTTATCCATTTATCTCTCTCATATCTAGTAACAACCTCTACTGATGGGTTTCTTACTGATTCTTGATCGTCTGTGTAATATTCAGAGTATCTTTTTGAGACTCTCTCTGCTGACATCTGTGATCTAGACGTACCTTTTAGGTTTTCATCTGCCATTCCATCTAAAACCTTGTCTATATTCTTCCAAAGTTCTGGATCAAGTGTCTTTAACCATGATTTTGATTTAAGTGTGCTTACCATAGCATAGTCGGAGTCCTCTAAACTGACTGCTCCCACCTGTGGAAAGAAATCTCTTATACCTACTAGCCATAAATCTGGTCCAACGTAGTCTCTTCTCTTGTCTACTAACCAGTCTACTAATCCAAACGATGCACCATATATATTTGAATATATCTGCATTAGTTTTAGTTTTGTTAAAAATGGGAATTGAGAATTAGCATTAGGTATAACGTATTTATCTGTTATAAGATTCATAAGTTTTGATTTACCCCTATTAGATTTGCTTATAGGTATAGCTTTTCCTCTTGGTAGCTGTGCGCTAACCCTCCCGGATCTCTCTATAATGTATGTTGAAAGTCTTGGATCGTGTATTTGAGATTTAGTTTCGTCTGCACTAATATCATCTGTGTTCCTAGCAAAAAATATATCTTCCTTGTCATCCCAGTCAGCTCTCTTGGTAGCAATGTACCTATCAGAGTTGGCTAAGTCTTCTTGTAAGTCTCCTATCTTTATATCTGTATCTATTGATTTTTTCGGCATGGTATGTTATTTAAAAATTATCACTTAGGACTACGTATTGTCAATAGAACCCTTTATTGAACAACTTAGTATCGTCAGGGAATCCTTCATTTCCCTCATTCCTTCTTCTTTTATATGAAACTATTATATACCTTAAAGCATCCAAACAGTGATCATCAGCTTTTTCAGGAACATCTAACTCATTTAGAGTTGTATCCTTACTTGCTCTCTGTCTCCATCTGTATTTCTCGAACTCTTCTATGGTTTTTACACAATTAGCAGTTACGAAAATACTTGGTAAGCCATCATTTCTTGGTTGCATATGCGGTTGCATAATGTAGTGACCAACAATAGGCTTAATTAGATCCTGTATCTTTTCTATGCCCAATGTTACCCATGTTTTACCTAATTGACCAGACTCTCTTGATGCAGCAGTAATGTAAAGTCCTCTAGATTGGAACTCTAATAACCATTGTGTACCGGATGGATCTCCATACGTAGAAATTACCTGCGGGTTTAACTCGTTTGATTTTATGACTCCTATATGGTACTCGATAGTTTCATATGTTTGGTAGTACTCGTCTACTACGAATAAGTTACCATCCTTGTCTTCTGCTACCCATAAACATACTGTAGGATTGTTGGAACCAAAATCCATTCCTCTAAATATTCTCCAGTTAGAAGGTATATCAAATTTAGGTATTATATGAACATCTCTATCAAAATCCTTATAAATAAGACCCTCATGCCTTCTAAAGTCAGCCATATACTCTTGTTGGAACGTGTCTTCAGGTAACTCCTTTCCCGCCTTGTCTATTTCTTCTGATGGTATAAATGGATTGTCGTATGACGTAAAGTGCCACGATCTATAATCCTCGTCATAAATTTCAGAATCAATTTGACCCATTCTGTATAGTACGTGGAAGTGATTGTACCCGGCAGGGGTAGATATAAATAATGCTGGTGCCTGATAGTCTGTAAGTGTAGGTCGGAGTACCTCGTTCCATAACCATTCCCAACTTCTAATAGATGCGATTTCATCGATTACTAGCCCTCTTAATTTAACTCCTCTTAATGAGTCCGGGTTTTCAGCACCTTTTAACTCTATGATGGAACCATTAGCCAACGTGATAGACATTTCTACCTCATTAACTTTAGTAATCCATAGCTTTGGTATTTCTTTTTTGATTTCCCTCCAGTGAATTGACTTAGCCTGCTTGTATGTAGGGGATACGATATAATAAACGCCAACTTTTTCTAAAGCCCATTTTAAAACAATCATTCTACTAAGAACAGATTTACCCCACCTACGCCCTGCACAAATAACTCTGTACCTGTGTTTGTCTACTGCTATTTCCATTTGACCTGCGTGAAGTTTTATATTCTTGGACATCTTTTCCTCTATATTATAGTATATTTTGCATATAACATAAAATACCCCTTGACCGAAGTCTTGGGGTATTCTACAATTCATTCACTACATGATTAAACTCATTATACAAAACAAAATAGCAGAACACAAGCACTTGTCTAGTGCTATTTTTGTATCTAAATATGACTCCGTAGGTATCGGGCAGAGCCTATGGAGCCATACTTACATATAATAACGACTCTTACAGAAATCCGCAGAATGTAAGATAAAGTCGGTAGAGAGAAATCTCTAGGGGGTGTGCGGTACTTCATACTTAGTATAACGAAACAACAACTTTGAAATCAGGAAACTTAATGGACTTTATCAGGTAGAGGGTGAAACCCTAGCCGAAGTCGCTGTCACTGGTTAGGATCCAGACAGAACATAGGCTTGAGATGGTTAGACAGAAAACTAACTCAATCAATAACTACCATATAACTTCTTATGAGGGGGGTAGGGGGGTGTTTTAACTTCTCCTTAGTATCCAAATAGCGAAATTTACTTATGGCGTATATGAGTACTCACTCATAGTGGTACATATACTATATGAGGAGAGCTTAGGTGGTGCTCCCCATGACGAGTCAAGAATACTTATACTGGGGGGTACGTACCACATAGAAGAGTTAGCAACCCTGTAAGCTTTCATATTTTATTTGTGTGCGTCACTCTTAAGAGACACGCAATACATCTCTCCTTTAAATACAAAAGAATACGTACTATGAGATATTGAAATGTTAGATTGTGGGGTATGCTCAGATGATATAACAGAGATATTAAGTTATATATTAAGAGATATTAAGTTATATATTAAGTAATATATGTGAGTTCACATCTGCTCAAATGTTATGCTCATGTCCTTACTAGCAATATTGATATTCCCTGAATTCTCTTTCTTAGTCACTCCGGCTCTATCTAATAAATCTTGCTTAGCTGATAGCTCGTTCCTTGTTACTTTCTTATCACCTTTTGCTACACTCACCAACTCATCTGCTACGTCATTAGATGCCATAACAATAGTTGTCTCAGCTTGTTTTCTAATCTCGTCTATAATACCCATTAGTCCGTATCTTTGAATTCTTTCATACAGTGCTGACCTTGTGATTCCTAGTCTCTTACTTGCTTGACTCATTGTATCCGATGTTTGTATCGCTGTTATTGTTTGCGTAGCTTTTTGAGACATTCTTTTGATCTTATTCTTTTTATTTTCGGTCATTTCTTTAGACTGGCTTATATTCTTCATAATGGACAAATAATACCTCTTACCCACCACTTAATCAATCTTGCACTCCCTTATCAGTGTATTATGTTGGTACTAAAGGATCTTGCTAATATACTATATCACTTGACAATACATAATAATTAGGGTAATATTATCTTACGTTAAGTCATCGAAAGAATTAACTAACCGCATTTAATAATTTAAGAAAGACTAGAAATGCAAATTAACCATAATACTAAGTTAGCTTATTCAGGAATGAATCAGGATATACTATCACGTGCAAAAGCAAACATGGGATATAAATCATCTGAGTGGATCACGTATGTACAAGCCAGAGACAGTGGCTTAAAACTAATCAATGCAAAGGGTCAAGGCATTCATTGCAGAACGTTTCCAGTAGATAAAACAACAGGCAAACAATTTCCTAGATATTTTGTGTTGTTTAACTACGATTTAATCGAAAAGGAAACAGTATCAAGTTTAGTTGATGTTGACTCTTACGTGTCAGCATTAGGAGAATAAATAATGACTAACATTGAACTAAAAGAATGGACAGCACTATATAAACAATCTAAGAATGGGTATCACATGAGCGATAGCGATTATAGGGAACTATTAAGATTAAATTTTTTAGTAATGGAGATATGCCACGAGATACACAATAATAATATGCTAGACAAGATAGGCAACAAACCCAATGTCATAAACGTTGGCGATATGGACAGCCCTAAATGGTTAGAAGTTCCAGAGGGAGCAATTTTATGAAATTGATAAAGAAATGCATATACGGACACAACGTGTACAAGGATAATATCAGAAAAGAGTTTAATAAATTATCGGGCAAATGCCTAGATTGTGAGGTAACAAAATGAACATAAGAGAATTTATATTAACAGGTAACGATATCGCACCGGATCACAAGGAGACAATAGTTTATTCTATAGCACTATCATTATCAGAAATACCAAAATACACGGATCAAGCATATAAGGTGTCAATGGTACAAAACGGACCGGATGATTTTCAATATGATAAGGATATTTTTGACGAATGTTTAAGGGGTTTTGCTGAGGATATTTTAGACAAAACAGGTATCAAGTTTGTAGTGGAGATATAAAATGATTATAAAAGAAAAAGACAAGACAAATACAATTCACGCACCTAAAGATATTTTTAATCTTATTAAGTCTGTAATGGATTTGGAAGATACCAAAACACAGGAGCACGTTTGGATTATAGGATTAAATGCAAGGAACATGGTCGAATATGTTGAACTTGTAGGAATGGGAGATCTAAGTTCAGCTATTGTGTCAGTTAGAAATGTATATAAGACCGCACTAACTAGAGCAGTAAAAGGAATTGTAATAGTACACAACCACCCATCAGGAGATGTAACACCCTCAAAAGAGGATATAACAATAGCAAACAAGCTAAAAAAAGCAGGTGAAATACTGGATATTTTATTTATGGATAGCGTAATAGTAACGGATACAGAATTTTCAAGTATTAAAGCTTGTGGAGGGTTAAACAAATGACAAAATCAAATTATGAATATAACGAGGGTATTGACAAAATTACAGAATCGGAGAATAGCACTATGAAATATAAAAACTTCTTTGAGTATTTAATGTCTATATGTATAGAAGAAACTCATTGCTTGGATGATATGGCGCCCGATGTGTTCGAGAGTTGGTTAGTCGACCAAGATATAGACGATATAATTGAATGGGCGAACAAATACGGAGATATGAGAGCAGTAGAAGCCTACAATAAAGGGATAAAAATTTTAAAGGATATAATCAAATGAAATTATTTATGTACTTAATAGTTATTAGAGCGTTAGACCTTATTACAACTCACTTATGTATTAGTAAATATGGTGTAGCAGTAGAGGGTAACCCAATCGCTAGGGGTCTTATGATGGGGAATTACGAGGGCTTTATGATACTAAATATAATTATATCAATGGCTATTATATATGTATCAACTAAGAACGTAAGACTGGTTAATATAGCATTATGGGGGTTCTTGTTTATCAATTTGTTAGTGGTAGCAGTAAATGCTTACTGTTGCTTTTTATGAAAGAAGGTGAATTGAATGGAAATACGAAAAATAATAAAAAAACCAGATGAGTTAGTAATAAGAATGACTGTAATAATAGTGGCAATTATATCAGCAATAGCAGTATCAATGTTTGCACTAGAAGTATATGCAAACTGGAGAAGTACACACGCATGGCAATTTCCAATTGAATGGGTTGGATTTATAAGAGAACGCGGAGAGTTAGTGATCATTTCACCGATCGCAGAAGAAACAGAAACAGAAACAGAAACAGAAGTTACAGTAGAAGAGCCTAACATATGGTATGGGACAGCTAGTTTTTATTCCCATGAAGGTTGTGTCGGTTGTTCATCTAATCAAATAATGGCTAACGGTGATCCCTTTATAGAGAATGCTATTACAGTTGCATTTAATAAACTACCATTGAATAGTTATGTAAAAGTAACCAATCTAGACAATGATACTGAAATAGTGGCAAGAGTAACCGATACTGGGGGCTTCGAGTCATTAGGGAGGATCATAGACCTATCTAAGGGTACAAAAGAAGCACTAGGATGTTCGGACCTATGTACTGTTAAAGTAGAGGAAGTAAGATGAGAGAAATTAAATTCAGGTGTTGGGATAAAGATGAAGAAAGAATGTTAGATTTCTATCAAATAGAGCCGTCAATACAAATAGATTACGGCAAGGATTATGATGACGAGTATATATGGTCGTTTTACGATCTACTTGTCGGCAATACTATATTAAACGATAGATACAAAATAATGCAATACACAGGTCTAAAAGATAAATTCAAAAAGGAAGTTTATGACGGAGACATTTTGTATGATGTAAATTATAGAATCAAAATGTGTATACATTGGAGTGATGAAGGTGCGTGTTGGACACTAGGATCAAGTAAAGATGGAAATTTAAGAGTACTACTAATTGGTAAATGTTGGAAAATAATCGGCAATATTTACGAGAATCCGGAGTTAGTATGAGTATGGTTATAGTTATTTTTGTAATACTACTAATATTCGGATACTTACAAGATCGTTGAAAGTTTAATTATTTAGTTATATAATGGGAACACTTGGCAAGAGTTATGAAGAATACAAGACAAGATTACAAAAGAAGACGAGCAGAACTTATACACGATATGCGTAAAAAAGGCATGTCATTTAATAAGATATCAGTTGCTTTAGGTAACGCAATAACACCTCAAAGGATAGCACAAATTGACAAGCATTATGTAAGCAGGGTTATTCCGTTGTTAGAAGAGCAAAAAAGGGATATGTTAGACTCATATATTGACAAGTGATATTATAACATGTAGGATTAAAACAGACTATGAATACCAATCGAAAGGTAAATGAACTCACAAAATATTACAATATAGGTCAATTAACCAGCGGGGAATACTGGGATCTTAGAACAAAGCTTACTATGCCAGACACTATAAGAAAGCGTACTGTATTGTGTAAGCCAATGGGATTATTATCTCATTATTTAGGTGTATTTACTCTTGATGTTTGCTATGAAAGATATATCACAGGTAATTATACAGAGGATTCTATAAAAAGTTGGAGAAAAGGTGCGATATTAGAAAAGATTAAAAGAGAAAAGATAGCACACAGAGCAGAAGTTGATCGCGTACATGCATTACAAATTAGAAAGAAGGTGAATTAAATGACAGATTTCTTACCAAAAGATTATGATAAGCAGAAAGAAAAAGAAGATAGCAAAAAATCAAACAGTGAAGGCTATATGAGATTCGAAGAAGGCGAGAACAGATTTAGAATACTAACAGAACCAACAATAGGTTGGGTATGGTGGACAGATTCCAATGATGTAATTGTTGAAAAAGGATCAAAAGCACAAAAAGGAAATAAACCGGTGCGAATAGATATGAATACAAACATGGTTGCAGAGCAATTCGAGAATGCAAAACTATTCTGGGCTATGCAAGTATGGAACTATGATAAAGAGATTGCTCAAATCTTAGAAGTTACACAAATTACAATAAGAGATGAGATTCAAGCACTTATAAAAGATAAAGATTGGGGAGATCCTAGAGAATATGATTTAGTAGTTGAAAGAACTAATGATGATATTGTTAAATATTCAGTTAGACCTAAACCACATAAACCATTTACTGCAAAAGGAAAAGAGATCCCTAATATAAATCTAAAAGCACTATTCGATAGTGAAGATCCTTATAAATTCGAACTAAAAGACGAAAATATAGATCTAGACGAGATTGATTTAGGGGAGATAAATGGAGGGTTATAAAGAGTTACTAATTAAAGGTAAAGACAACGGTATTAGATTCATATGTAAAAAACATTACTATATGAGCATGGTACTACCTTGTAGAAAATGCGTAGAGGAATTAAACCTGGAAATGCCAGATCCCTTGCCAAGAAAAGACAGCAAGGAAGAACAAAAAGGAATACTAAAGTTGTTCAACGGAAGTTTGTAGGCTAGATTGGAGCCATTTGTCCTAGTCTACAAGTGGCTCCTACAAAGACTAACTATGATTAAAAACAAAGGAAAAATAAAGAATAATAGATATATCAAAAATGTTAATTGGGGATTCGAGCGTAATTATAAATTTAGGAAAGGTAGTTAGATGAAGTATAAAATAGGACAAAAAGTTAAATGTATTGAGGGGGGTAGCGATTATAAAGATAAAACAGGTGTTATAACATCGATTGATTCTTCTGATTCAACCTATCTTGCTAGCTTTCCTTCTAATGACAGTGATTGGTTTGGAGAAGACGACCTTAAACTATTATCTAAAGACATATCAGATATAGGAACTTACGAAATAGGGGACATTCTTGTTGCTGACGATGGTTATGAATACAAGGTACTGGAAGTATTTCCTAACACTGTATTGTTATCTTCAATAACTGGTTTTGATTCGGCTGGAGGCATTTATACAACAATAGAGTTTGTTAAGGAGGGTTACAAATTCAAAGGTAACGAAAGCCACAAGATAGAAATAGATGGTAAGGAAATAGAAATAAGCAATGAAGGCTATAATAACAGGAGAAGAAATGAATATAGAAAAGCTAAAAGAACAGATAGAACTAATACATGGTGACTGTTTGGAGGAAATGAAGAAAATGCCCGATAACTCTGTTGACTCTATCGTTACAGACCCCCCCTACGGAATATCCTTTATGGCTAAAAAGTGGGATTATGATGTTCCAAAGGTAGAGGTATGGGTAGAAGCATTGAGGGTATTAAAACCAGGCGGTCATGTCTTATGTGCTTGTGGAACTCGTACACAACACAGAATGGCAGTTAATTTAGAAGATGCTGGGTTTGAGATAAGAGATATGGTGGCTTGGGTATATGGTTCAGGATTTCCTAAAAGTTACAATATAGGAAAGAATCTAGATAAGTATATAAAGACAGGTAATGCTTCTTGGAATGGTACTGGTGATAGTACAAATGGTGCATTGGGTTATTCTAAGCTACAACATAAACAAGGATATAGACCAAAAGATTATTCAAATAAACATCAGAACAAATCAGATATAGTATCAGAACAAGCAAAGAAATGGGAAGGTTGGGGTACAGCACTTAAACCTGCAATGGAACTATGGACTTTATGTCGTAAGCCTTTAGAAGAAAAGACAGTCGCTAGTAATGTTTTAAAATATGGAACTGGAGGAATTAATATAGATGGAACTAGAATAAAGCCAGAATACTACTTGCAGGGAAGCGACCTAAGTGAGATAATAGGGATATGCCAGTTAAACCATTTACTCTCACCTGTAAACAGTGTGGAAAAGAAAAGATTTCAAGAAGACACGAGCAACGTAATAAAGACGTTGTTTTCTGTTGCAGAGAATGTAGGTATGAATACTTTAGAAAAAGCACTTGGGATAACGCTGGAAAATACAATCAAAACGGATACGTTATGCTCCGTAGAAACATTAAAGGAAAATATCAACATAAGTTTGAACACGTCTGGCTCTGGGAAAAGCATAACGGAAAAATCAAAAAGGGATTTGAAATACATCACATCAATGGTGTTAAAAATGATAACCGACTGGAAAATATCCAGCTTGTCAGCATATCAGCTCATAGAAGTTTTACTCATAAGGGCAAAAAAACAAACAAATATACTAGACGGACAGGGAAGGTTTCCGAGTAATTTAATCCACGATGGAAGTGAAGAAGTAATTAGTGGGTTTCCTAATAGTAAGAGTACTGGTTCTGCTTCACGCTTTTTTTATTGTGCTAAAGCCTCAAAGAGTGAGAAGGGTGAAGGTAACAACCACCCAACAGTTAAACCTATTAAACTAATGAGATACTTAGTAAGACTAATAACACCTAAAGGTGGGATAGTATTAGACCCTTTCATGGGTAGTGGTTCTACAGGTATCGCATGTAAACAAGAGGGGTTTGATTTTATAGGCATTGAGATAGATAAAGAATATTTAAAGATAGCGAAAGCGAGGATAAAATGAACATAGAAAAGAAGATAGAGGAAATGAGAGATGATTCCAAGGCACAGATGATTATTAAATACGCAGGTACTGACAGCTATTCAATAAGAGAGGTGTTACAAAATGTTGATACACATATAGACCAACTCCTACAGGAGAAACCTACAATGACAGAAGCGGTAGAACTATCCAAAGATAAAGATTATGAAACAAAAAGGTTAATTAGAGAGTTTTATGATGAGGGTTACGCAGATGCAAAAGAAGAACTATCCCAACTCCTACAGGAGAGTAGAGAAGAAGCTGTTAGGGAGTTCGTTGAGAGGTATTTAGAAAGAGTACGCACACAAACGTTTGTACATAAGGATATGCCAAACTTTATGAAACAATATTTAAAGGAGATAAAAGAATGAAACTAGAT